TGGTCAGGTTTTATATCGTTTGCCACCCCCCAGTCCTCCTCCAATGCGAATTTAATAACGCCTTGTTTTTACTGGTTTTGGAATATAGGAGCGCTGTTTTTGCTTGTCAAGGTATATTTTAAATGTAACGGGGTAAGTTAATAAGTAACTGAAAACTGAGATAACAACTTACACAATGTTTTACAGATGGTTTACGAAGGGGGGGATTTTAATGGTAAATCAAATACAATTTGATTTGATCACCGAAGCCCGGAAACGGTCTGTAGCGTCATGATTGCGTCTTCGATGCCGATTCCTCCATTACTGTCCGCGTCGCCGTTGATTGAATAATTTCCAACCGCCACCAAGACCATAAAGTCCATTGATGTCAGGTCGGCGTTATCGGTGACAGTTAATTGCATGTCATACACGCCTGGCGCGTAAATCATAACGGCAATATTTTTACCAAAAAACTTGCGTTCATAGAGGTGGTTCGTTCAGTGCGTCAACAACCAATCCCAAGATATGATGATTCCATCGGGATCATAGCTTCGGCCGCCATGATATCAGCGTTGCTCAGGGAGATTGTTACGAAAAACAGGATAATGATTATTTCCTTCACGACATACCCTCCTTAGGGCTGAATTGAGAGAAAATCACGTTACCTGATCGTCGGTGCCAGTACGGGCGGCATGTTCCATCTCCAGGGCGGTGGGCGGACAGCCGCCATGTCTTCCCGCCAGTGTGTTTATCTTTTCCTTCAGGGTGTCGTTTTCAGTCTGCAATCTCTCTATTTTCACTTCCAACTCAGGGATTCGTTCAATAATCTTTTCCAGCTTGGCGATCCGTTCTTTCAACTCTTTATTTTCCTGAATGACCTGGGCGAACTGGTGCTCGCGCAATAGTGCGCGCTTGAAGGCATTCAGGTTTGCCTGGATCGCGGGGATAAGGATGGGATCGCCGGAATCGAATATCTCCTTGATATCCGACATTGCCTGAATAGATGGATTGATCCCGGGCGGGCCGGTGTTGTCCGGCGACGGCATTAAAACGGCGGCGGGATGACGGGGTTGGATGGAATAAGAGTCAGCAGTCTCGCGCAGGATGTCGTTACGCTTCATTGGGCCTTCGCCGGTTAATATCCACGTAAGGTTGTAATCTAATTTTTCACTAACAGCTTCTGCAATTTCTTGTGATATTTTTTGTGCGCCTGTTTCGGCATATCGAATTTTATGTAATGGTATATCAATAATTTCAGACAGTTTACCTTGAGTGATATTACCCACATCCACTCGTATAAGCTGGAGTCGATTTTTTTTGTTCGATGATCTAATTTTTCGCTTGACATTATCCATTTTTTAAATTATTTCAGTAACCGTTAGCTATTTTAAATCAAAAAATAGACATTACAAAGGAGGTATCCAATGACGCCCGCCAAGATTCAAGATGCATTGAGAAAATTGAACATCACTCAGCGATCCATCGCCAACGAACTGCATGTCTCGGAGATGACCGTGTCGAAGGTTATCAACCGGGTCATTGTATCCGACAGGATCATGCGTGCGATTGCCGACAAGATCGGTCGGACGCACACCGCTGTATTCCCCAAATACTATCATCAGCCGCCAAAACGGGCCACGTCAAAGGTGGAACGACGGGCGGCGTAGGAACCGAATTTAACGGTTATAGTAATAACCGCTTTATGGGGGTAAGTCAATGTCTAATAAGAAGAAAATAATAGACAGCAATCAGGGTCAGCTTGATTTTGACGAGCCGATTAAGCAGTACGAGGAACTGCGGGTCAAGCTGATCAATCCAGAGAAAAAAGAAAAGCGGGTGGACTGCTATCAAGAGGCATGCATTGAGATCGCCGCCACGGTGAAGAGCGCGCAACGGAGCGCCGGCATGAGCCGCGAGCAGATGGTGGATGCCATCAACAGCTATTTCGCCGCGGACGACAACTGGCATCTATCGATCCACATATTTAATCACTATTTATCCAAACCAACCGAATATCCGATCCCCGCCGCCATCATTTTTGCCATTCAACATATCACCGGATCGTTAGAGACGGTCTCGGCTCTTGCCAGAGCGGAAGAGGCGCGGGTGATTTCCAGTGAGGAGGTGCGCAGTCTGGCGGTGGGCAAGTTGGATTCCGCCATCGCGGAAATGCAGAGACTGAAAAAGGAATTTCGCGGCATCAAACACTAAGGGAGGGGGTTATGGCGGCAAGGAGTTGCAGGAAAATCGAGGTACTTTCAACATCAGATAACATTCTCGGCATGTTACAGGACTCGCGATATCCCCTGAGTGTTGCGGAACTCTCCAGATTGACGGGTCTGTCGGTGGATATCGTGTTCCGCCAGGTCGGCACGATGGAGGGGCTCCGCTGGGTCGAGCGGATCGGCGAGGGATATGTCTTAGGAATGCGGCTGGCTGTGATGTGGGCCAGAAGAAAGACGCTGGTCGAAACAAAAGTGCTGCGGGCACAACAGGAATTGGTTGAACTTACGGGAGGAGAGGCATGAAAACTGATGCGGACAGATTGGTCGAAAACTACTCGGATGCGGCTGAATCGATGGAATCCATGAGGAAGGACATCGCAGCATCAGCCATTACAACACAGAGAGAGAAAGAAGAGGCGATCGCCAATATTTACGAAATGGCCGGAGGAATAAAGGCTACAACTTTTTTTACGAAGCAGTCAAAGTTTCTCAATCTTCTAATGCTCAAGAAGGTCAAGGATTCGAAAGAATATCGTGAGAAATTTGGTATGTCATGGGAAGGATTCTGCGAGCACGCTGGAGTAAATCGTCGTTGGGTTGATGACCAACTGGCAGATTTGAAGCCATTTAAGGTGGAGTTTTTGGAGGCTTTCCTCCAGTTTTCTGGAGTGCCTTTAAGTAAAGTCAAATACTTAGCTGAAAAATTTCCGGAGGTAAACTCCGGAAATAGATTCACAGACAACGCCATCATCTACAACGGTGAAACCATTCCCCTTGACGCCGAACATAAAGACGACATCCAGGCCATCATCGAAAACCTCGAAGCGGCCGCAAAGGCGGAAAAAGAAGAATTGACGGCTTCCTTGTCAGCCCAGAAGAAGGTCGCCGAAGCCAAAGAAAAGCTCATCAACAATATGGAGAAGGAACTCAAGCGTCTGGAAAAGACGGTCGTCAAGACCGATCTGACCCCCGACGAGCAGGACGCAGTCAATCTGCTCGCCCTCGTGCAGGCGGACTTCATGCGGTCGCTCTATGAGATCAGGAAGAAAATCCAGCCCCGCCAGGCGCCGGAGATCGCGCTCCGCCAGCTTTACTATCTGTGGATTCTCATCAGCAAGGTGGCGATGGAGGAGCGGATCGCGCTCCAGAATGCCTATGCGGACGCCGAGCAGGTCCCCTGGGAGATCACCGAATGGGAGCTTCCGCCTCCCGGCGTGCTGGTTGATAATCTTCCCATGACGGCCGGTCTGGGCGTGGGTCACAAGCTGGAAGCGGTGATCGCGAAACGGAACAGCTAGACTAATTGAAGGTGAGGCGGCAATGGCAGCGTCGGAGATCATACTGGAACATGTGAGAAACAGCCTGATGGATTTGGCGGGCAAGGAGCGGTCGGCGCGTGTTGTGTCTCTGGCTGCGCATTACGGCGTGTCGTCGGCGACTATCAACCGGTACGCCTCCGCCTGCGGTCCGCGTTGCCGGAAGGAGCGGTCGTCGAAGGGACAGTCGAAGGTTTCCACAGCGGCGGTGCTCAAGGCCGGGGCGCTGCTTCTGGCAGCCAAGCGGACATCTCGCCAGATACCGCTGCCGGCTTGCGACGCCCTGGCGATACTGAACGATTCCGGGATAGATACAGGCGGCGCGTCAACAAGCCGCTTTCTTTCCCGGATGCGTGAAGAACAGGTGTCGGCGCAGGATCTGCTTCGCCCCACCCCGCACGTCGGGTTGCTCTCCGATCATCCCAATCATGTATGGCAGTTCGATGTGACGAACTGCCTTCAGTATTTTCTGGATGACAGGCGGGGTCTGGGCGAGCGCGACGAAGACCTGGTGCTGGAGAAAAACAAGATCGTCAAGACCGCCAGGGCCATCAAACGGGAGCTCCTGCGCTATGTCGTCGTCGATCATTGCAGCGGCGCGTTTTACTTCCGGTATTTTTACGCCACGGGTGAACGGGCGGCGGACGGTTCGCAGTTCCTGTTCGAGGCGATGCGCCCTAAGGACGAGCTGATAGAACGGCTGTGGCCATCTGCTTACGCCGACAAAATCGGCAAATACCGCGTGCATGGCGTGCCGTTCATCTTGATGACAGACCGTGGCTCCATAGCGACGGCGAAGGCCAACAAGGCCCTGTTCGACGCGCTCAGGATCGACCTGCAAACACATCTGCCGGGAAACCCCCGCGCGAAAGGGGCAGTCGAAGGGATGATGCACCATATCAACCGATTCGAGGGGCGGCTCAAGTTCCGTCGTCCATCCAGCCTGGAGGAACTGAATCGCTGGGCGCTCGACTGGTGCATCTACGCGAATGCCATCCCGCTAATGCGTGGCGTCGCTCCCCGGTCGGCTCTGTGGTCGTATATACATCCCGAGCAGTTGCGCTTGTGTCCCGACGAACACCTGTACCGCCTCGCCATCAAGGAGCCGACCATTACCCGCACGGCAGGCGGAGACAGGATCATCCAGCTTGACGGGTTGAAATATCAGGTCCCGGATCCTCAGGCGGCCGGGCAGAAGGTCAGCGTGGTGCGTCATTTGTACGAATACCCCGCCGTCGAGGTGCATTTCAATAACTACGTTTGGCTGTGCCAGCCAATACCTGAAGACCAGTACGGACGGCCTGCCACCGGCGTCCGCTACGGGGAATTCAAGGCGATCAAGCGCACAGCCACGCAAAAAGCAGAAGTGACAATGGAGAAAATTGCCGAGGGTCTCGGGCTGAAATGGAGAGGCACAGGCAACCACCGCCGGGCGGAGGCCCCGCCTGTGGGCCAGGAATCGCCGCTTCAGGTCTTCGGCCATCAGGCGGCGAAGGTTGGGAATGTGGAGTTTATTGATCGGAAAGGGACGCCGCTGGAAATTAAGCCGGCGGACGACCTGCCCAATAACAGACCTCTTGCGATGGACGCGGCGGAGGTGTCGAGGGGCATCGCGGCGCGCCGGGTATCTATCACGGAGCTGCTGCGACGTTTGCGCGACGAACTGGGCGTTGTCCCGCCCGCGCTGAACCGGACGCTTCGCGAGCGTTATGGCGACGGCATTGCAATCGGCGAAATGGAGGAGGCGATCGCGGGGATATTACGGGGCGACCGGGATGGCGACGGGATGCGGGCGTCGCAGGCGGGATAGAACTCAATGGGAGGTGCATGGTGGCAAGCAATGGAAGCAGGGCGTACGAAATGAAGTTCAGCCCGATATTGCTCAAGGAATTGGCGCTGGCCTGCGGGATCAGCCAGACAATGATGGCCGCTGAGCTCGGCATATCCCGGCCGACGGTCAACCTGGCGCTGAACCGTGGCTATATGCCGAAGGGCGGCGCCGAGGTGAGGGCAGCCTTTGAGTCGATGATTGCGCGGAATACCCGGGCGATGCAGTGGCTCATGGACCGGGGGGCATCGATCGCGGATATCTGGGCGCCGACGGGCAGGGATCTGCGCCATGCAACCCCGTCGGGCGACAATCAGCTCATGTGGGCTACCCGGCGACAGCCGGCAATGGTTCCGGGCAATCCGGACCAAATTTATACATCACGGGAGGTGAAAATGATCAGTCAAGAGGCAATGAAGTATTTCAAAATCTTCAGAAATCCTTTCATCGACGATATCCAGAAAGACGCGGACATCTACATGAGCGATGAGCACCGCTACATCGAGGCGGCCATGCTCGACGCGGCCCGGCACGCCGGTTTTTTGGCGGTGATCGGCGAGGTTGGATCGGGAAAATCCGTTATGCGCCGCCGCGTCGTCGAACAACTGAAAAAGGACGGGGATGTCATCGTGATTTTCCCGCAGATGATCGACAAGGACCGCGTCAACGCATCCTCTATTTGCGACGCGATCGTGATGGACCTCTCGGAGCAGCGGCCCAAGATGAAGCTCGAAGACAAGACCAGACAGGTTCACAAGCTTCTGCTGGAACGGGTGAAGCAGGGCTTTCGCTCGGTGCTGATCATCGAGGAGGCGCACGACCTGCACACGAGTACGCTGAAATACCTCAAGCGGTTCTACGAGCTTGAAGATGGCTACCGGAAGCTCCTCGGCATTGTCCTCGTCGGGCAGGTGGAGCTGAAAAACCTGTTCAACGAGCAGGCGCACATCGAGATGCGCGAGGTGATCAGGCGCATCCAGACCGCCGAAATCAAGGGGCTCAACGGCGGTCTGCGGGCGTATCTGACGTTGAAATTCAAGCGCATCGGGGCTGATATCGACAACATTTTCGACCCGGCTGCATTTGAGGCTCTTTCCCGCCGGCTCACGACAAAGGACCGGCAGAATCGTGTCGTCAGTCACGCCTATCCCCTCATCGTCAACAACTACACGGCCCGGGCCATGAACTTAGCCTATGAGACTGGAGAGCCGAAGGTAACCGAAGGAGTCATCATGGCGATCTGACAGACTGGAAGCGCTGCGGGCGGCCCAGGCGCGAATCAAAAAAATGTTGCGACACAGGAGGAAGACATAAACCATGTTGAGCAGATTCAGGGATTATATTGAACGTGGATCGTGGGAAGACGATCTCGAAAAGGGCGACGATCTGCTGGCTGCGGTCTGCTGGGCAGTGATCGTGTTTGCCTGCGGCTACTTCGGCCAGGGGCTCATCCGCGCCATCCTTACGGGCGCATTGTAGGAGGAAGACATGGGACAGGCGACATATAACGAGATTTACCAGACATTGAAGATGCGGACGCTGATGATTCTGACCGATCACATCGGGGCTCTCAACGCGGTGGGTATGGGCGATCTGTACGAGATGGCGACAGGCGAACACTGGAAGAACCGGATCAACGACACCCGGCTCATCCGCAAGGTCGTCGCGCAGTTGCGCCATGAGGGGCAACGGATATGTTCCTCGTCGGCGCCAGATGGCGGGTATTATCTGGCGTCCGCGGCCAGCGAGCTGGTCGATTATTTGCGGAGGAACAAATCCCGTGCGCTGAAGATGCTCGCCATGAACTCGGCGATGATGCGCGTCAGCCTGCCGGAGCTTCTCGGACAGATAAAACTGGAACTTGAGGGTGGCGCGGATGAAGAAAAAATCGTCTGATATTGCGGCAATCAAGGCCGAAGCGGAGATGTTGCTCAAGGTCATTGCGGTTTGCATGGAATCGACGCAGCAAATCGAGGCGGAACATCAGGCGGCGGTAGAGCGGATCGCCGCCGGCTTTGCCGCTCGCCTCGCCCCCGTCAGCCGCACCCTGGAAGACGCCCGCAAAGACCTGCTTGCCCTGCTGCGCACCGAAAAGCGCAGCCTGTTCGGGGATGGCGACGTCGTGAAATTGAAAAATGGGTCCCTGCTGCGGCAACTGTTCGGACGGGTGCAGATCCCGCGCGACGCCATCGTGAAGTGCGAAGAGCTCGATTTCACCGAGGTAATCAGAATTGCCAAGTCGCTCGACAGGGCGGCGGTGGAAAAATGGCCGGACGAGCGGCTCTTGCTCATCGGCGCGACACGGAAAATGAAAGAGGAATTCAGTTATAATCTAACGAAGGAGGCCGCAAAATGACGCAGAACGAATTCGACTGGCTGCAGCGCCTGGAAAAGAACATCGATGCAGCCTGGGATAATCTGACGGTCCGGGAGCAGTGTTTCATTGAAGATATCCTGGAGCGCTGCCGCTACTATGGGATGCAGACGAAAATCAGCCCGAAGGAATGGGGCATCATTGCCGGGATCTCGGACAAGGCGATATTATGAAATTTAACTGCCCTCACTGCCGCAAGGAGCTGGATTTTATGGAGTTGAAACAGGACAGTGATCTGTCTGCCATCATCAAGATGCTGCCGGTATTTGGGAAATACAGCAATCTCGCATTTGCCTACGTGGAACTGTTCGGCATCGCGCCGATGAGCAAGCACACGGCAAAGGTGCGGTCGATCCTGGATGTTCTAAGGATGGTTTTCCAGGCCGAGGCGCTCACCTTCAACAAGACACGCTACAGCATTAGCCATGCCGGTATTGCCGAGGCTTTAAATATCGTTGTCCTCAAGAATTTTTCGGAGCGCCTGGAAAATCATAATTACCTGAAGAAAGTCATGATGGGGATCTCCGAGAAGGAGGGGCGTGAATCCGGCAAGCTGAAAGAGCGCGACCTGCGCCAGCGGGAAGAGCGCCTCATGGCGGGGTATGCCCGCGCGGCGGAGCAGGTCGAAACGCCAACCATGAAAACCGTCCCACCAGCATGCTTGACGGAAGAGCAGGTCGCAGCGAACCGCCGCCGACTGAAGGCCATGATCCAACAGATAGGTGGATGAAGGAGGATGATATGATCGAAACATGGGTGGTGTTTTTTATTGGCGCGTTTTTGGGAGCGCTCGTGACATTCGTGATGATGGCAATCCTGATCGTCGGCCGCCGGGCCGATGCAGACGAAAACCGGCACGAAAGGACGATCTGATGGAGGAGTTTGAACGATTGATATGGCGGTTGTTTCTGACGGTCGCCGCCTGCGGCATATCTCTGCTGCTGGCGGCATGGCCGTCGGCGTCACGAGATCGGCCGGTCGATGAAATGCGCGTCGTCGCGCCTGCGGATATAGAGCGGATGCGCTATCACGGCGTCGATATGTTCCTGGAAGACGCCGTCACCGGTGAGAAATATTTCATCCGCGCCGGCCTCCGGTGCACATTATGATTTAAGGAGGATGCAGGCATGCGGATGATCGAGGCGATCCAGATCACGTTGATTCATATTGGAGTGCAGCAGTTGAAGCTGTCTGATGCCGCCTACCGGGCGATTTTGTGGGGAGAGTTCCAAACAGAGTCATCCAAAAACCTGACGTATGCCCAGGGCAGCCAGTTGCTCGATCGCCTCCAGACGATGGGGTTTGTCATTCGGCCGAAATGCCGCACGCCGAACAGGGGGAATTTCCGCCGCCACGTTCCCTGCCGGGTGCCGTTGTCCGGGAATATAATCCAGATGATGTCCATCGAGCAGGCGAAGATGATCGAGGCGCTGGCGGGGAAAATCCGCTGGAAATTTGCCGACGGTTACTCTCGCTGGCTGAGGAAATACATGCAAATCGACCGGGTGAAAACGGCAGATAAGGCAAGCGACGTCATCGAGGGGCTGAAAAAGCTCCTCGAACATCAGGGTGGAGGGGAACAATGCCGGACGATTGGCTGATAAACGTGGCCGCGGACATGACTCTGGATGATTTCGGGGAAGGATACCGGCAGGTGGCCGAGATCTGCGGCGTCCAGGCTGCCCTGGAGTTGGCCCGCGCGACGGTATGCGGCCGCATCTACGTTCCCAAGTTCGAGGCGCTGGTACGGCCGCGGCGCGACGACCGGATCCGCCGTGAATTCAACGGCGCCAACCATCGCGAGCTCTCCCGGAAATACAACCTCTCGGAATCGCAAATCCGCAACATCCTCGCGCAGCGAACACCTCGCCAACCGGATATGTTCGAGGACTGATCATCCGTAGCCCTGCCGGAAATTTTCTCAAATGTTTTGGTATTAATCAGCATTCCTCCTCATCTATACTCGACTCCACCATAGCACACCCCATTTCCCGACCAGAGTCGCATCTGTCCCGTTGCGGCCCCGGCCATTCCAAAAGGAGCAGAGGATGTCAGGCGAGTTGGAAAGAATGTGGGCAGATATCAAACAGCGCGGCTCTATGCACTACAAAACCGGTCAGATCGAACCGCTCGATCTTTACCGCTCTACCGGCCTGCTCAAGGCATTCGCAATCTGCAACATCATCAAATACGCCTACCGCCAGCAGGACGACATTCGTCCTGGCGACTGCGACAAAATCAAACATTACAGCGATATCCTCGCTTTTTGCGCGCTGGAGGCGAAACGATGAGGGAGAATTTCGACCGGGCATTTGCGTTCACAATCGGCGCGGAGGGGAACCCCACCAACGACCCGCATGACCCGGGAGGATTCACGATCTGGGGGCTTGCCAAACGCTGGCATCCCGAAATCACGCCGGAGACGACCATCGAATACGCGCAGGATGTTTACCGGCGCGAATACTGGGATGCCATCCATGCGGATGATCTGCTGGATGGCCTCGATATCGCCGCGTTCGATACGGCGGTCAATCTCGGGCCGTTTGTGGCCAGCCGCCTGTTGTGTTCTACAGACGACTGGCGCGATTATCTGATTGCCCGTCTCAAACAATATTCGGAGCTGGTGCGCATGCATCCAGAAAAAATCCGCTATTTCCGCGGGTGGGCAAACAGGGTCTTCAGCCTGTGGGCTGAGATTAAGCGAGGGGTGGCGACATGAAACTGCAATTCGTTTACGGGGTTCTCCCAGCGTATGTTTTTTATACAGACCATATAGCTGACGTCAATGCCGGATGCGCCAATGGCTTTGTTGTGCGAATCCGTCCGCATTGCCGTGCCGACGAAGGGCTTCTGAAACACGAGCTGACGCATGTCCGGCAGTGGTATCGGACGCTGGGTCTGCACAGTCTGCTTTATCTGATCAGCCCGAAATACCGGCTTTCGGCCGAGGTGGAGGCGTACCGCGAGCAGGCCCTGTATGCTGCGGACCGGCTGGATGCGGTCAATAGATTCGCCGGGGCGATCGCGACAAAATACGATCTCGATATCACGTTGGCCCAGGCAATCGCGCTGCTGGGAGGGGCATAACATGGACGTAGCGGGCATCAACCTGAACGTGGGCGAGGCCATCTCCGGCGTCGGAAAACTCGCCCAGGAGATCAAGAGCCTCTTCACCGGCGAGCCGACGCCGGAAAAACAGGCGGAAATCAAAACAAAATTGATTGAGCTGGAAGGCGCGGCCGAAGCCGCCGCCTACCAGACACGCCAGCTCCAGACACAGATCATCGTCGCCGAGGCGACGGGGCAGTCGTGGCTGCAGCGCAACTGGCGGCCGATCCTCATGCTCTCGATCGTCGGGATTGTCGTCAATAATTACATCCTCGTGCCGTATCTGCAACTCTTCAGCATTCCGGCACAAGTATTGGATCTGCCCGAGCGGCTCTGGAGCCTGATGACGATGGGCGTCGGCGGTTACGTGGTGGGCCGCACCGGGGAGAAAATAGTGGAGAAAATAGCCGAGGTGCGCAGCAGGTAATGGATGAAATCGATCTTGCCCAACAAAACGATGAATTATACCGGCGTCAGGCGCTCATGGCGCATTTAAGCGGGGCGCGCAGCGAGAGCGCGGGGCCTGCATCCGGAAGGGGTGGCGCCCCGCAACGCAGGATTCGGTGCTGCATCGATTGCGGCGAGGAGATCGACCCGGGCCGGCGAAGGGTGCACCCCGGAGCGGTGCGTTGCGTAGCGTGCCAGGAGGCGCTGGAGCGGCGATCCGGCGGACAGCGCGCTATCCCCTCTCGGCGGAGTATTTGATGACGACGCCCGAACAAATAACGGCGATTGTGGCTATACTGGAAAGGGTCGGCACATGGCCGATCGGGTCCATTTTGTGCAGCGTGTTCCTGCTGCCCTATGTCTCGATCTACGTGTTTTACCGCGCTATCGAGAAGCGGTTTCAGGCTGTGTCGGAGATGTACGAAAATAACATAAAACTGGTTGAACATTACGAGAAGATGTCGAAGGAGCATGTGGATACGATCAGACTGAACACGGCGGCCAGCGCCGAGCTGATATCGTACCTGAAAAACCGGGTGCCCTGTTACCAGATACTGTCGGAAAGGAACCGCTCATGAGCATGCAAAACGAGTTACGCCGCGTCAGACGGACAAATCTCGATTACCAGAGTCGCCGTCTGCGGCAGGAGATAGAGTGCCTGTGCAGGACCATTTCCGTAAATTTGGATTGCGGCCTGCTCAGGCCGGAGCAGTTGCCCGTCGAGGAGATCGACGGTCAGTGGGACGAACTCAAAACGAAATGGGCGGCGCTCTCCGTCGCCAACGCCGGGATTGCCCGGCTCGAAGAGGAGTTGTCGTAATGGCCGAAAAGGGTGTCCGCACGCAACTGGAGACCGTGGCCCGACAGATGTACATCGACGGGCATAGCCTGACCGCGATTGAAACGGCTCTGGAGGTATCGCGCCAGACTCTCTCCGCCTGGAAGGCCAGCACCAGGAGGCCGAATAAGGATACGGACGAATGGGACCAGGCCCGTGCGCGCAAGGCGGTCTTTGGATTGCGTCTGGAGGCGCTGCTGGACCGTGAGCTGACATTCGCCGAAGGGCGGCAGCCGGGGGCGATCGGCGGGGCCTCCCTCGACAATCTGACGAAGCTCGGCTCCCTCGTTGTGCGTTTCAGGGAGGTCGAGGGCCGCAAAGGCAAAATCGATCTGCCGGCCGAAGAAAAGGCATCAGTGAAAAAGGAGGGGCTGACCGACCAGAAGGCGGCGGAAATCCGGCAGAAGATTTTGGGGGTCGAAGGATGAACGTGAACCGACGCTCAAAAATGGCCAGGAATCGTTTTTCGCCGTCAGGCGCCCGAACGGCCGGGGAAAATCTTGACACGTGTCTAACACCCGTCAAGCGGCGTTTTTTGACCAATTTTAACGAGCACTGCGGAAAACAATGATGACCGTTGCCACCTGTTTTAAAAATGCGCGCCCAGCGACCGGTATCCTGCTGCCCTATCAGGGTCGGTGGGTAGCCGATCGATCGGCCGTGAAGGTAATGGAAAAATCGCGCCGGATCGGTATCTCCTGGGCGGAGGCAGCCGACGATGCCCTGTACGCGTCCGAAAAGGGCGCGGGCGAGAAGCGCAACGTCTGGTACATCGGCTATAACAAGGACATGGCTCAGGAGTTCATCAACGATTGCGCCAACTGGGCACGCGCCTACAGCTTAGCCGCGTCGGAGATGGAAGCATACGAGGAGATCGACGAGGAGGAATTCCAGGGCGTGGTTCAATCCAAAAAGATACTGGCCTTCCGGATCACCTTTCAGTCGGGCTGGAGGATCACGGCGCTTTCCAGCCGGCCGTCCAACCTCCGTGGCAAGCAGGGGCGCGTGATCATTGATGAGGCCGCATTCCATGAGCAATTGGGCGAGTTGCTGAAGGCCGCCCTTGCCCTGCTCATCTGGGGCGGCCAGGTGCGCATAATATCCACCCACAACGGCGACGCCAACGATTTCAACAGCCTCGTGCAAGACATCCGCGCCGGAAAAAAACCCTACAGCCTCCATCGCGTCGATTTCGACGAGGCTCTGACGGACGGCCTCTACCGGCGCATCTGCGAGGTGCTGAAACGCGCATGGACCGTGGAGGCCGAGGGCGAATGGCGGCAGAGCGTCATTGATTTCTACGGGGATGACGCCGACGAGGAACTGTACTGTGTGCCCAGTCAGGGGAGCGGCACATACCTGACCAGGGCGCTGATAGAGACATGCATGTCGGACGATATCCCGGTGATCCGATACGAACAGCCGCGGGCGTTCGCCGAGATCGCCGATCATATTCGTTACGCGGAAGTGAAGGACTGGTGTGATGAAAACCTGAATCCCTTATTGATGAATCTCGATACGAAGCGCGCCTCCTATTTCGGTGAAGACTTCGGCCGGACCGGAGACTTGACGGTCATCGTGCCCCTTCGCGAGCAGCAATCGGCCACTTTCCGGGCGCCATTCATTGTGGAGCTGCGGAACATTCCGTTCAAGCAGCAAGAGCAGGTACTCTGCTACATAGCCGACCGCCTTCCCCGGTTCCGTTTTGGCGCTTTAGACGCCAGGGGCAACGGTCAATACCTGGCGGAAGTGGCCATGCAGAAATACGGAGCGTCGCGGATCGCCCAGGTCATGTTGAGTGAGACCTGGTACCGGGAACACATGCCGAAATACAAAGCGGCCTTCGAGGATCGGTCCATCATACTTCCAAAGGACGCCGATATTATCGAGGACCACCGGGCGTTCAAGGTCATCAGGGGAGTCGCAAAACTCCCGGACGTCAGGATCAAAGGGAAGGACAACAAACAGCGGCACGGAGATTCCGGAGTTGCCGGCGCATTGGCCTGGTATGCCGTTCATGCCGATTGGGGCGGTGAAATCACCTATGAAACTGTCTCCCGTCGGCACTTTTCCAATCCGGTGGCGGATGAAGCGCCAACCGGCTCATTCCGGCAGAAAGGGGCGTATTAATGCCAATGATCTACGATCAATTCGGGCAAAATATTCTGGTAAAAAAACGCCCGGAGACCCGTGAGATTGCCGTGACGACAATCCGGGATCGCTGGAGCAATTACCCGTCCAGAGGTCTCACCCCGCAATCATTGGCGGAGATCTTCTGCGCGGCAGATTTGGGCGACGTGGCCAGGCAGGCGGAGCTGTTTGAGGAAATGGAAGAGAAGGATGCTCACCTGTGCAGCCAGTTGCAGACCCGCAAAAATGCCATCACGGGCCTTGATTACGATATCACATCCTTCTCGGACTCTATCGAAGACAAAAAAATCAGAGACTTCGTTGCTGATTGCATCTTTGGACTCGATTCCTTCGAGGCGGCCGAGCTGCATCTGCTGGACGCCATCGGCAAGGGATACAGCATGTGCGAGCTGATATGGCTCCCCGGCGGTGGGCGCGTGGCAATTAGCGATATCCGGTGGATTCACGCGAAAAAGGCCATATTTTACGAGCGCGGCGCCGCCAGCCAGTGGCAGCAGAGCTGCGAGATCCCAAGGATCCTGACCGAGGCTCAGCCGATCATTGGCGAGGAGATGCCGGCGTTCAAGCTGGTGTACCATCGGTACATGGCGCGCTCTGGGTACGACACCAGGGCCGGCCTGCTGCGCACTGTCGCGTGGATGTACCTATTCAAAAATTACGCGCTGAAGGACTGGACGGCGTTCGCCGAAGTGTTCGGCATGCCGCTGCGCCTCGGGAGATATGATCCCGGGGCCAGCGCGGAGGACAAAACCGCCCTGCGCTCCGCCATCTATTCACTGGGCTCGGATGCCGCCGGCATTATCTCGAAGAATACCGAGATCGAGTTTGTTGAGGCGATTAAAAACGCCGGCACGAACAACATCTACGAAGCGCTGATCAACCTCTGCGACGAGCAGATGTCGAAGGCAATTCTCGGACAGACGGCGTCAACACAAGGCACACCCGGCAGGCTGGGCAACGAAGACGCCCAAGACAAGGTGCGCCATGATCTCATCCGGGCGGATGCGGAATCCCTGGCTGGCACGATTCGCGGGCAGATTATCCGGCCTCTCGTGGGGTACAATTTCGGGTGGGACAAACCGCTGCCGTGGTTCAAGATTTTCCACGAGCGCCCCGAAGACACCGAAAAGCTCAGTGTCATGTATAAGAATTTACACGCGATGGGCC